ATTTCAATTAAAATTGCTACAACATTCAACATGGAGAACGTAAAGATTTTAACGAACATTTTGTCTTGCGAGTGCGGTCTCAAAGTCACAAGCTTGCAAGCTTTGTGGAATCATGCCAAATCGCAAGGAACATGCAATGCTGTCTGCGAATGCGGATGGGTTGGAAAACCATCGGATCATGAGAATTGCGCGATGACGGGACCATGGTCGTGCGAATGCGGCGTACAAACGAAGAGCGCTGCGAAGTTGAGAAATCATCAGAAGATTTGTCCCAAGAGTCCTCTCGAAGCTCAAGCGAGTGTGGACGAGTATAGGCAACGCTGTCGCCAAAACAACTACAGGCGGCGTCTGACCTTCAACCTCCTCCGGAACACTGAATGGTGGAAGCCCAACTCATTGCTGAATCAACTTGATTTGCCCATGTGGCCTGCCTTCATCAAGACCCAGCCAGCGAGAGCACGTGTGTCTTTCCAAATCAGCGGAAAGCGAGTGGTGGTGAACCCCCTCGATGAGGGCTTTCAACAAATGTTCGACAATATCAAAGATCACATCGACGTTGAAGCGCAGATCGGCATCCCAGTTAAACTGAGCCTTGGAAGCGAAGTGGATGGGTTGCTGAGACGCATCAACACGATTCTGGATTCTGTGTCGAGCTCCTCAATCGCGTCAAAGATGGTGTACTTTATTACTCAACTGATCGTGCTGATTGAACTCCGCCACTCACCGATTGGCATGATGGCGTGGTGCACAGGAGTCCTCTCCGCGTTGCTGCCCCAGGGGTCAATCTCTGAATTTCTGTCGTGGCTGCAACCTGAGGCTCTGGAAGCGCAGGCGATGGGAGATGTGACAAATGTTTTCGCTGGAGCATCCCATGCAACTATCGCTGCGGTGATTGGACAGCTTTTATGTGCGTCAGTTTTTGGACTAACCCTTGCCAGCGGACAGGTCAAGACACTCATGAACATTGGCAACGTGGCTCGTGCAGCCACCAATATGTGGCAGTTTGTGGTCATTCTGATGGACAAAATCACACCGAAGTTGACTTCATGGATTTCCGGGGTGCCTGAGGGTGCCGAGGAGGCAAAGCGCGTCATTGACGGGATGGAAGACTGGACTAGGGATTGTGACTCGTATTGTGATGCCCAGTTCGTGGACTCGTTGACTTCAGACATCGCCGCGGGCTTGAAAGTAGAACAGAGTGTCCACCGCGGGAACCAGCTGATGAACGAAGCACTCAAAATCCAGGACAGTTCTTTGCGCAACCGAGTTGTGAGTGTCATCACCTACTACATGCAAGACCTGAGGAAGAAGTACGAGACTGTCTTGTCGTCGGGCGTTAATAGGGGTGGACCCAAGATCGAGCCAATCATGGTCTACCTTTACGGAAAGACTGGCGTCGGAAAATCCAGCTTGGCGACTTTCCTCGCTCTTGATCTGTTGCACAAGCCACTTGGCGGCATTCCGAAAAGGGATGGGAAGTTTGACCATCGTTCTCAGATCTACCACCGCCAACCAGCTCAAGAGTTCTGGGACAATTACCACGGTCAACCAGTGGTGATCTGCGACGATGCATTCCAACAAAAAGACTCTTTGGCCATGCCCAACCCGGAATTGATGGAGGTGATCAAAATGGGAAACACCAACTGCTTCCCTTTGCACATGGCATCACTCTTGGAGAAAGCCAAGACCTTCTTCACATCCAAGGTTGTCATTTATACCACGAATCAAGAACGCGTGGGTGTCGAGAGCCTGGTGAGTGGAGACGCTGTGAGGCGCCGGTTTCACATAAATGCCGAAGTGGTGATCGCTCCAGAGTTCCAGAAGAGGGTCAACGGAAGCTCGTTCCTGGATTCAACAAAAGTGAAAGAGACGTGTGGAGCCTCGTCAACTGAGCCGTACAGGTTTTGGATCAAAGGAATGGATGGCCACATTGACTGGAGTCAGCACAAGAAGGTGGGCAAAGAACACGTCCCATGGACCTACGAGGAGTTCCGCGACCGAGCACAAGCCATTCTGTCCGAACAGCTGGAGAGTTCTGTCGAACGGTTGAGAGCCTTCGACGAGTATGCAGCCAAGTTGGAGACGCAGGCACTGTCGGGAGATGAGAGTGAAATCATCCAGGCAATGCGAGCCAGCTGGGACCAGAAACTCAACGACAAGATGGACGTGTTGGGGTTGCTTATCGAAGAGACGTTTGGTGAAGATGGGTGGAAGATCATTGAAGAAGCTCTCGAGGAAGGCGATGAAAACACGTTGCTGAACATGTTGGATAACGAAATCATGGCTGGGGGAGCTGTTGCTCTGACTCGAGCTTTGAAATCAGCTGGCATCGACATCCGTGACTCGCCAATGCACAAGTGTCTCACGTGGTACTTTGTGGATCAAGTTAGAGATGACACGTGGAAAGAAACAATGATGCGCCGCTTGCATTTCGAAGAGTTGAGGGACCTTGTGAGCTCTTGGTCGAAGAACGTCACCGAGTGGATTCGCAACAACCCCATGTTGTCAGCAGCCATTGCTTTGCTTCCCTTGATCGGGATGATGCTCATGTACATGGCGTCGGGTAAAGAGACTGCATCCGAAGAGACGGAGTTGGCGTCGTCCGGCGATGTCCGCACAGTGAAGAAGACTCGCGTCGTTGAACTTGGCGGATCGGGCGACAATATTACACGATTGAAAACGAAGCGAGTTGAGCTGGGCTCCTCTGGAGATCCCAAAACCAAGAAGGGTGGCAAACACGTGGAAGCTTCAACCACTTGCACTCAGGTGATCGAAGAGAATGGAACCTTGGAGTCCCAGGCTCAAATGGACGCCAACAGTTTCGAGCTGGCAAAGAAGGTGCTAAACAACGCTTATGGAGTGAAAAGACCAGACGGAGAGATCTTGTTTCGAATCACATTTCTCAAAGGAAGGACAGCCTTGGCCATGGCTCATTGTGTGCCCGTTTTACATGGTGAATTGCGACTTGTGAACGCGATGAATCCACAGGGGCTCGCAGTGAGAGCGGAAGATATTACTGTTGTGGCGAATTCAGATCACGACCTGGCGTTACTCCAATTTCCAAACCACATTCGAGATCACGCTGACATTTCCCCACACATCTGCGATCATCAAGAGCTTTCGAAATTTCCTGACATGGGAGTGCAAGGGGCAATGATTATGGCTGGAGAGAAGGCACAGATGATCAAATATGCGCATGTCTACATGGATACGGATGTGCATTACGAGGACTCAGCCAACAACGCGAAGTACCATCTGGTGAGCAACTTTCGCTACAAGATGGAGATGAAGAAAGGAGACTGTGGTTCCCTTCTCGTGGCAGTGAACGCCAACTTCAGAAAGAAAATTTTGGGCATCCATGTGGCTGGAAGAACCGGTCATCCCTACGGTCATGCAGCGCCCGTGTGTGCCAGAATCATGAACGAAATGCTGACCCACCAGTCCCTCGACAAGGACGCTCAAGTGAGCGTGGACCCAGCTGTGTTCGAAACGCAAGTTGGATCGCTAATTGAGGGTTCGAACTTCTCGAAGATAGGAACAACCTACGCTGACAAGTCGTCGACGAAGACAACGATCAAACCGAGCGTCATTCAGGAATTCCTGCCGGAGCCAGTGACCAAGCCCTGCAAGCTCAGAGCCGGGCCAAATAGTGATGGTGTGATGGTGGATCCATTAATGAAGGGATTGGAGAAAGCAGGAAAGAGCACTCCACTCGTGGACCCAGATATGCTAGAAGCCGCGATGTGTGATGTGCGCCGACTCTATGGACGAATGGAAGGGAGCCGAAGTCCCACATCGATGAGAGAAGCTGTCGAGGGAGTTGCGATGGATCCTTATGCACCACCCATCAAACGCTCAACCAGCAGTGGCTATCCATATAAGTACCATCACAAAGACATGAGCAAAAGGGCCATTATTGATGACAACTACCAACTGGATCCTGCGTTTGAAAAGGAGTTGCTTGAACAGGACGCAGGATTGAAAGACGGCAAGCGCATTCCTTGCGTTTTCATCGACACGCTGAAGGACGAGAGGAGACCAGTTGAGAAAGTGAACGCCATGAAGACGCGAGTGTTCGCAGCCGGACCGGCTAACTTCACCGTGCTTTTCCGCAAGTACTTCTTGACTTTCTTGGCAGCATGTGCTCATTTTCGAATCGAGAACGAAAGCGCGGTTGGCACGAACGTGTATTCGCCGGACTGGGGCCATATCGCGCGCAAGCTTGGACGAAAAGGACAGACCGTTGTCGCCGGAGATTTCTCCAACTTTGATGGGAGCTTGAACCCTCAAATTCTGTGGAGTGTCTTCGACGTGATTGATGGCTGGTATGGACCAGAGAACTCGACTGAGAGAAGGACGTTGTGGAGGGAAATCGTTTTTTCCATTCATTCTTGCCGCGGAAGTTTATATCATTGGACCCACTCTCAACCTTCTGGATGTCCGGCTACGGCCATGGTGAACACCATCTACAATTCTATCGCCGTGCGATTGGTGTGGTTGTTGGTCGTCCCGCGAGCATGGAAGAACATGAAGTCGTTCAACGAGCATGTCAGCATGGTGGCCTACGGAGATGACAATGTGATCAACATCAGCGATGAGGCGTCTGGAGTCTTTAATCAACGGACTATCACGGAAGGATTCGCACAAATCGGAATGACATATACAGATGAAGCGAAAACCGGGAAGATTGTCCTTGGGAGAACCCTGGGGGAAGTGTCTTTTCTCAAGAGAAGGTTTGTGAAAGATGGTTTCCATTGGAAGGCACCACTGGACATTGACACCGTTGATGAGATCCCCAAATGGATTAGGAACTCCCCTTCAGATGAACAGGCGACGATTGACAACATTGAAAGTGCGCAGCTTGAATGGGCTTTGCACGGGAAAACCATTTTTGACCAACGGAAACAAATGATGACGGAAGCGTGTGACAAGGCTGGAATCAAGAACCCCATGATGACGTTTTGGGAAGTTGAGGAGAGCCTTCTCCACCAAGCAGGACTTGTGACTGCGAAAACCGAAGTTCTTGAGGCGCAATGTTGTGCCCTGAGACAGCCTGACAGTGTAGGGGTCTTGGACAAATGGAGGAAGGTCCAAGACAGCAAAGCCCGATCTCTGTCGGAAGAGTGGAGGAGAAATCCTAGTGCGAAATGTGTGCCACTCAAAATCCAGGCTATTTCGCCCTCCGTTTTTGAGGAGCAGTTTAACTCAACTGCCCAGGTTTACCGAAACCCAAGAGTTGCTATGTCACTACAAAAAGATATGATTGAACAACAACAGATCACGACCTTCAGAGAGGAGTTACCAGACTCCACCGCACGTGTGGTAGCAAAAGATCCTTCCAGTCTCGTTGGTTTGCCATCAGAATCGCTGGCGCATTCATTGGTCTCCATCTTGGGCAGACCCGTCCAAGTGCATGAAGGGATCTTTCAAGATACCAGCATCGCACCAACTGAACTGGAATTTCCTGAAGTGATGTATGCCACCGCCCCCAATCTGGTGGACAAGCTCAACTATTTCACTTTTCTCCGGGCGAAGTTGAACGTGAGACTGGTCTTCAACGCGACACCGTTTCAGCAAGGAAGGTATTGGATGTGCTACAGTCCGTACGACACCCAGAGCAATCGTGGCCACACCGGGTATGCTCAAAATCTTACAGGGTACCCAGGCGTCGAAATCGATTTGGCCACTGGACAACCGGCAGAAATGTCGGTGCCTTTTATGTGCCCCATGTCGCACTTTCGCCTCACGGACGGAGAGGGCCGTTTCGGTAAAGTCATCATTGCGCCAATTGTGGAGCTCCACTCGGGCACCACTCCGGATACCGTGCCTTTCACCGTCTTTGCGTGGTTCTCAGACGTCGACCTGGTGTTCCCAACCAAGGATACTGTGGATACCTTGGAGGCTCAAATGGGAGACGAAGAAGCAAAACATGCAGGCCCGCTGGAAGTTATCTCTGGAGGAATTGCGTCCATTGCGGAGATGGCGTCGAATGTCCCAATGCTTGCCGCAGTCGCGACGCCTGTCGGGTGGGTTGCGAGAGCAGTGCAAGGCGCGTCGGCAATGCTCGGGCTCAACAAGGAAACGAGTAAAGCGGCGCGAACCCACATGGTCAACGAACCAGGACAGGGATACACTCATGCTGACGGCTTGGATGATTCTACTGTGGTGGGCCTTCAGCAAGATACAGGACTCGCGACTAACTTCGATGTGTTTGGTCTTGAGAAAGACGAGATGGCAATCGATAACATCAAGTCTAAGATGTGCGCCGTCAGAGGAGTTGCTCAAGTGCAACTGATTCCATGGACAACAGCAGACTTGCCTCATGCACAGATCTTTGCCTGGCAGAACTCGCCATCTTGTTGCCAGGAGATAGGACTTGGAAACATTGCGGCCACCACGCTGAATTACCTGGCCTCTATGTTTCAGTTTTGGAGAGGAGGCATTAAATATCGAATCACAGTGGCTAAGACCGCATTTCACACGGGGAGATTGAGAATTTCTTACGTGCCCGCGAAGAATGGAGTAGTCACCCCTAACACCGACGAAGTTGAATCTTGCTACAATTGGATTTTGGATCTGTCGAAAACGAGTGAGCTCTCGTTTGAGGTCCCTTATGCAAATAATGTGCCATGGTGCAAAATGGCCTTTCTGCAAGAAGGTGATGCAGGGTGGAACAACGAGAACAGGACAGGCACTCTCATTTTTGAAGTCCTCACTCCTTTGAAATCAGCGAGCGCTGCCGTGAGTGACCAGGTCCAACTGACTTTGTGGCACGCAGGAGGAGAGGACATGGCGTTTGCTGTGCCACAGTTTGGTCAACTCTATCCGATCAACAATCCTCCACTCCAAGCGCAGATTTTCAACGAGAGCGAAAACACGGGCAACGAAGGAGAGACGTCTTCCCAGAAGATGTGGAGTTCGCCTCCCATGGACATGATTTCACCGGAGGAGAATTGTATCGGCGATAAAGTGGTGAACTTGAGAGCCATCATCAAACGATTCGGTGAGGTGTTCCATGGAAAACAATTCCCCTACACCAACTTCTCCGGAAACCTGGCAGCCATCTCTGGTCCGTTGAACCTGAGTGACACTCTTTATCATTGGACCGGAGTTGAAATTGATCCAGCCTTCTTTGGCTCAAGAGACATCCAACTTGTCACGCCAGTGACCAAGACGTGCTGGACTGAGAGCCATGTCACCCTGCCTACCACAACTCCACAGTCGGGAAGTATCTCAACGTCAATCGCAAACCTGAGAGTGGCTGACATCCTGCCCAACAACAACCCTCTGCATTACATCAGCTACTTGTACCGATTTTATCGGGGAGGGAAGAGATACAAGATGCAAACAGGACTCTGGTCCCAACCTGGCCAGTCGTACCCAAACACCTACTCCGACGTTTCACAGGGTGGCAATTGGCTTCAGACAAACAGAGTCCCTATTGTCGTGTCCCGCGACCTACTGTCCACGAGTAATGGTGATGTGACAATCTATAATCCGAGCAACAGGGTGCCCACCGACGGGACTGGGAAATTCCAACACCAAGTCTACTCCGACCTTCGAGGAGTTGTCGAGTGGGAGATGCCCTACTACAGCCGCGTCCCAATTTCCCTGGTTGCGGAGGGTCCCGTTCCAACTGATCAAGGACCTTTGGTTGAACGCAATAAATTCCTCGTTCACAGAGGTCTCACCGACGAAGACAACAGAACACCCAACTGGATGTCCTTCCAGGGGCCGGCTCCCTATGACGATCTTGGGAGTCCAATTGCCTTTGGTTGGAACAAACATTTCATTGGCAGCTATAAACTGTTCGAAGCTGCCGCGGACGATTTCTCGTTCGCATTTTTGACAGGCGCACCAACGTGCCGACTAGCTTAAGAAAGGGTCAAGTCTCCACGTTGTTGTAAGCAAACTGCATGGGTGGTCCCTATAGAAGACAACTATAGGCCCCACACAAGAATCTAAATTCTGAACCACCCATGCGGTGGATGTAGGAATTCAGATGATGAATGTGTGAGGTTCAGCCCTTGCAAAGTTTGAATGTGAAGTAAAATGTCAACCAAGTACAAATTCTCTTGGCACAACGTGGGA